TGGTCCGTTATGGCCACATTGGTACATTGGTGGATGCACCTGCTGATGGCGGTAGACCCTACTGGGTGACATATACGCCACGGCAGATCCTTGGCTGGCGCACTGAAGCAAAGGAAGGCAAGCAGGAGCTAATGATGATCAGGCTGCAGGAGGTAGCCAGCGTGCCCGATGGCTTGTACGGGGAGAAGCTGGTGCAGCAGGTGCGTGTACTTACGCCTGGTGAATATGAGATCCACCAGAAGGATGACAAGGGCGACTTCCGCGTAGTAGATGAAGGCCGCACCAGCCTTAGCGAGATTCCATTCAGCATTGCCTACTCGAACCGCGTCGGCTTCATGGAGTCGCGGCCACCGCTGGAAGATATTGCAGAGCTAAACCTAAAGACCTATCAGATCCAGTCAGACCTCGACAACATCCTCCATGTCTCAGCGGTGCCCATGCTGGCGCTATTTGGCTTCCCATCAAGCGCTGAGGAGGTATCAGCAGGCCCCGGTGAAGCCATTGCATTTCCTGCTGAAGGCCGCGCTGAGTACATCGAGCCGGGTGGTACCAGTTTTCAGTACCAGTTCCAGCGGCTAGAAGCATTGGCGATGCAGATCAATGAACTGGGGCTATCAGCAGTGCTAGGCCAGAAGCTAACTGCTGAAACTGCCGAAGCTAAGCGCATTAACCGCAGCCAAGGTGACAGCACCATGATGGTGATTGCGCAGAATATGCAGGACATGATCGACAACTGCTTGCAGTTTCATGCGCAGTACCTCGGGCAAAATGAAGCAGCCGGTAGCAGCCACGTCAACCGTGATTTTATGGGCACCAGGCTCGACCCGCAGGAGATCAACAGCCTGTTGCAGCTTTACACTGCAGGGACCATCACCCAAGAAACCTTGCTGCAGCAATTGTCTGATGGCGAGGTGCTAGGCGATGACTTCGACGTTGAAGAGGAACTAGATGCCACAGCAAATGCGGGAATGGATCTACGACCTGCTGGACCACCTAATCAGTTGGTTGATCGACGTAGCAGTGATGATCGAACCGGAGAAGCCGAGACAGCAGGAGCTTGACTATCACGTCAGCGCATTGCCGGAGGAGATCTTGGCAATCGTGCGCGTTACTTGGTATGTAGACGGCAAGCCCGATGAAGTAGACCAGATGGTGCTGATGGAAGATGGCCAGAACGGTTATGACGCATTTGCCGCAGTCGTTAGCAGCGCATTACAGCGTGGCGCTAATGTAAGCATCCGATCAGGGTATGCCGCTGCAGATTTGGGCATCATGCAATGAGCACACCCGAGTCGCTATACCGCAATGCAATAGACCTGAACCGCTACAGCAATAGCGTGGCGCGGCGTGTCATTAATGCGTACAACGACATCATCATTGATAGCGTCAACCAGTTGCGTGTAATTGACGACTTAGCCGCACCAGATAAAGCTGCTAGGTTGCGTGGCATCTTGGCGCAACTCAAGCAGTCGCTAGCCGGGTGGGCTGGGGATGCAACCGAGCTAACCGCAACCGAGTTGCAGGGCTTAGCGGAGCTGCAGTCTGAGTTTGTAACTGAAGAGCTACGCAAGGCATTGCCGGTTGGCAGCCGTGATGCAGTGCGCACCGTAGAGATCAGCCCGCAGTTTGCGCAAAGCGTGGTCACCACTGACCCCACGCAACTCAATGTGGTGGCGCTTAGCGATGACCTATTCGCAGCAGTAGAAGGCGCGGAAGCATTAGCACGCCAAGCTGGCACTGGTGTGTTTAACTTGACCGCCGCCAAAGGTGCCACTATCACGCTACCCAATGGCGAGGTGATCACCAAGGCATTCCGTGGCATCGCCGTTGATCAAGCTGAGCGGTTTAGCCAGGTGGTACGCAATGGCCTGCTAACAGGTGAAACCACACCCAGCATCGCCAAGCGGTTGATTGGTAACTTGCAATTTGGCGAGGAAGCTAAGACCGTTCGGCAACTGGTAGCAGCAGGCGGGCAAGCAACAGCCGTAGCTGACAATCAAATCATCACACTAGTACGCACCAGCATCAATCAAGTTGCAAACACCGCCAGCCAACAGGTATATGAAGCCAACCAAGACATTACTAAAAAATATCGCTATGTGGCAACACTGGATACCCGCACCAGCAGCATTTGCCGTGCATTGGATGGTCGAGAGTTTGACTACGGCAAGGGGCCAACACCGCCGCAGCACTTCAACTGCCGATCGACGACAGTGCCGGTGATCGACCCAGGCATCCTGCCACCATCAACCACGGCAACACGGGCTAGCAAGAATGGCCAGGTGCCAATCAACACCACATACGGCAAATGGCTTAAAGACAAGATGCCAGGTGAAACCAATGCAGATGTGCTGGCGCGGCAGCAGCAGGCATTAGGCAGCAAGGCGCCCTACTTCCGTAGATTGGCGGATAAGTACGGCCCCGATGCCGCCATTGCCAAGCTGGTGCGTGATGATGGCGCAGAGGTAACATTAGAGCAGCTCCGCAAACGATATGGACCTGCCTAGCCTCCGGCATTTCACCCCCGCTGGTATCAGCTCTGATCCTGTTGAGGCATTAGCTGGTGAGGCATGGGTGCCAGCTATCTACACCGATAAAGGCTGGGCAACAGCAGATGGCGCTAACCTGTTACTAGGTATTGAGGAATGGCGTGATGCCACTGAAGAAACCAGGCCTGTACGCCAACATCAACGCAAAACGCGAGCGCATTGAGGCTGGCAGCGACGAGCGCATGGCGCGCAAAGGTGAAACCGGCAGGCCTAGTACTGCTGCATTTAAGGCTGCTGCTAAAACTGCGAAAAAACCAAAGAAGAAGAAGTGATCACTTAGGCTAAATGGTAATCATAGACTAACGGTAGATGATTTTCTCCCATGGCCCAACGTAGAGACTCCCGCGGCAGGTTTGCCGGCGGTGGTGGTGGTGGTGGTAAAAGCCGCAAATCTGGTGGCAACCCTAAGACTACTAGTGCACGCGGTCGCGCGCAAGCAGCAGAACGCAAAGCATCCAAAGCACTTAAGGCCGGCGGCGGCACCAAGGCCGCCAGAAGCAAGTACACCGCACAACGTGCGCGTGATTATTACAAAGCAACCGGCACTGGTAAAAAGCGCAGTGCAGTAAAAACTAAAACCAAGCCGTCAGTAGCTGAACGCAAGCAGGCGCTTGTCAAAAAGGTTAGCCAAGATACCCTTGCAGGACGCAAGGTAAGCCCTGCGGCGCGGAGCTATGTAAGAGCACAGCAAACCGCAAAGCAAGTCAAAACCGGCAAAGGCAATAAAGCCGCAAGGCGAATGGCTAGTCGCGGATAAAATCATCCCAGCTGCCGAGGTCTTTCATTAGATCCTCGGCAGCGCCTGAAATCAATATCAAGTCGCCATCTTCATCTTTTGCGATGGCGGTAACTGCTGATACATGCAAGTTGCCTACAGCGGCATAGAGCACCGCTTCGGCGCCATTTTCATCAATGTCAATTATGCTTTGCATGGCATTGCGTAAATCCCGCACTGTCACGCCATTTTCATTGTTGCGTAAGATCTTCATTGTTCAGCCCGAAACCAAATTGAGCTTACCACGCGATGGTACACTTGACATGTAATTAGCCCTGCGGGTTATTCATGTCCGAAGAAAACACCACCCAAGAGCCTGCGGCTACCAGCGGTGACAACGACATACTGCAACGCAGTGTCGAGGCACTTGAACGCAAGAATCAAGAACTGATTGCTGAGTTGCGCGCAGCAAAGAAGTCACCTAAATTGCCCGATGGCGTCAATGTCGATGAGCTACTTGAGTTCAAGCGACGCGCTGAGCAATCTGAACTTGAATCGCAAGGTAAGTACTCCGAAGCAAGACAAGCTTTGGAGCAGCAGTTCCGTGAGGCGACGACGCAAAAGGACCAGCGCATTACAGAACTTGAATCCCGCGTCCGCGAGCTTGAACTTGTCACGCCAGCAGTAACAGCACTAGCCGATCTGGTGCATGACCCTGACATGGTGCTCAAGACCAAGCTGACTAGCGATCAGATTGAGCGCGATCCTGACGGCACCGTTGTAGTAGTCGATGGCTACCAACGCACACCAGTAAGCGAATGGGCTAAGACGCTGCCGGCATGGATGCAAAAGCAACCCAAGCCACAAGGCAGCGGTGCGCCATCAGGGCGCAGCAGTGGTGAGATGCCGCTGGGCGTCAAAAACCCATTTGCGCAGGAGTCATTTAATCTCACCGAGCAATCACGACTGTTCCGTACAGACCGTGATATGTATGAACGATTAAAAACTGCAGCAGCACGCTAAGCTATTTGCAACCGGCTGCGCTGGTGATCGGGCTGCGCCCACACCGTAAACCCATTTCCCCGAGATGAATCATGGCGACTCTTCGCTCTGACATCATCATCCCAGAGATTTTCACGCCTTACGTCATTGAGCAAACCACTCTTCGCGATGCCTTCTTGGCTAGCGGCGTGGTGCAGCCCATGGCTGAGCTGAACGCTACTGAGGGTGGTGACTATATCAATGTCCCCTTCTTCAAGGCCAACCTGTCTGGCGACTTTGAAGTGCTGACTGACAGCACCTCACTGACACCTGGCAAGATCACTGCTGACAAGCAAGTCGGCGTCATCCTGCACCGTGGCCGTGCCTTTGAGTCACGCGACCTCGCAGCTCTTGCTGCTGGCGCTGACCCCATGGGAGCAATTGCCGAAAAGGTCGCCTCCTACGTTGCCCACCAACGCCAAAAGGACTTGCTGTCTTGCCTTGCTGGTGTCTTCGGCACCCTCGGCACTACTAGCGCATCTGCCGCTTTCTTTGGTCTAACCATCGACGGCGAATCTGGCGACACCCCTACGGTGTTGAGCCCACGTCATGTTGCGGAAGCCCGCAGCCTGCTGGGTGATCAAGGCGACAAATTGGCAGCCGTTGCCCTTCACAGCAAGGTGTACTACGACTTAGTCGAAAGGCGTGCAATTGATTACGTTGCATCCCAGGATTCGCGTAGTGCAGCCCCGATTCAATCTGGCGGCAGCATTGCTGGCGCTTATGGCGGTGATAACTCCGTGCCTACCTACATGGGTCTGCGCGTAATTGTCTCTGATGACGTGCAAACCGAAGGCAGTGGTGCCTCCAGCGAGTATGCCACCTACTTCTTCACCCAAGGTGCTATTGCCTCTGGTGAGCAGATGGGGATGCAGACTGAAACCGACCGTGACATCCTCGCCAAGAGTGATGCCATGTCGATTGACCTGCACTACTGCTACCACCCTGTTGGCAGCAAGTGGGGTGTAACAACCTCTAACCCGACTCGCGCTCAACTGGCAACAGTTGGCAACTGGTCTAAAGTTTACGAGCTTAAGAACCTCGGAATCGTTAGAGCCACAAACACCTCCAACTTCGATTGAGGTAACTAATCATGGCTTCTATCTTTGAACTTGGCGACATTCCCGGTGGCTTGCTGCCAGGACAAATCACCCTTGCGGCGCCTACGGCTACCGCTACACTGACCGCTGCCCAAAGCTACAACTCGATTGTCCGTGGCGTCCCAGCCGCTGCGGCAACTTACACCACAGCAACTGCTGCGGCTGTAGTGGCTGCAATCGGCGGCGATTGCGCGATTGGCACTAGCTTTCGTGTCGTTGTTATCAACGCATCTGCTGGCGCCAATACAATTACCGTTGCAGGCGGCTCTGGCGTAACTGTCAGCGGCGTGGCAACCGTAGTGCAAAACGCCTCTAAGGAGTTCATCGGCTACGTTGCTGCTGTTGAATCAGGCTCTGAAGCAATTACGCTTTATGGCCTAGGTTCTACTGCTGCTGCTGCTGCTTAATGGGCTTGTTCGCCTTCCGGCGACTGCGTGAACAGGAGGCTGCTTCTACGGAGGCGGCCTCTCTTTCTATTGCAGAGCCTAAACTGATACCAACGGAGCCGGACAATGGCAATCACGATAATCGCCACGCCAAACGCGGCAGACGCAAACTCGTACCTGACGTTGGCTGATGCGCAGCTAATTATTGATGGCATGGTGCTAGACGCTGATGCGACAGCATGGGGCACCGCTACCACGGACAACAAAAACCGTGCGTTGTATTCTGCTGCGCAGAGGCTTGATCGTGAACGCTTTCTTGGTGCTCGCTCTACTGATACCCAATCAATGCAATGGCCGCGAACTGGTGTTCGCAAGCCCGACACCTACATCAACACCTACGCCGTTGGTTTTCCGTTTCGGATCACAACTGATTATTTTACCGACACCGAGATTCCAGATCAAGTCAAGCGTGCGCAAGTGGTGCTGGCCGTTTATCTCAACAACAACCCAGACGGGCTTGGTCTTAGCGGACTGGAAGACTTCAAGAATGTCCAGGTCGGCAGCCTTAATGTGACGCCTAACCTTGGCTACGGAGCTGTTGGCGTTGATAAGGTGCCACCAATCAT